TTAAGCTTTTGTATCCACTTAGCATAACGTTTAGGATCGAAAGACTTAGACAATTCAAATATGCTATTATCTAATAAAACATGACGACCCATCTTAACACTGTCTTCAAAGAACTTGTAGTATTGTGGGTGAGTTTCGAAGAGGTGCACGAGGGCATATTCAAAATCATTATAAGTACGAGATATTTCAAGCATACTTAAAGGAGATTCGTGAGATATTTTAATCATGAGAATATATCAAATAGGTCTGTAGTTACTTCGTTAGTTAAATCTGGTAATCGCCAACCGATAGCTTCATATACAGCTAAGATAGGCGGTTTAATAAGTTTATCAAACATTTCAATATAATCAACTTCAAATTCTTTAAATTCTGGTGGGTAATCATAAGGAAAGCAAAGAGTGTTAATATTAAATTTGTTTGGTGCAATATAAATCTTCTTTACTTTGCCGCCGGAAGTAATTCTTTCATACTTCTTTTCTAATTTTAAATGTTTTAAGAGTTGATTGTACCAAATAGCGCCTTTGACATGATTAGGAGTACCTAAACCGATCTTAAATCCATCTGATTTAACTTCATACTTTTCTAAATCACTTAAACCACCTCTAATAGCAATTTCATTAATGCCTAGAGTCTTAAATGTATCATAAACCTCTTTATAAAGGTTGTTTGCCTTTATTTGATCCTGCGCTAATAGGGAGTTTTCAATAACCTTCTTAATCAGTTCTTTTGCTTTTTTCGGTGTGGTAGATCGGGCTATTTCAACACCAACGTACTTAAACTTATTAGTATCTGCCCCTTCGTCATTTAATACATGGATAATATAGCGTTTTTTCTGAAGATATACCCCCACATCACAAATAGATTCTCGTTTGAAGTAATAACGAGGGTCAATAGATTTAAATTCAGAAGCAGACCATTTCTTAATTTCTTCATTAAGGTAAGTGCCCATTTCTTTATCAATTAGTTCTAAGCCTTCTGGAGACACTTTACCGTCTTTATACAATTTTAATTTAAGTTTATCAATAATAGGCTGTATAGTAACATGAGTACTATCAGTATCCCCGTAAATGGTTAAAGATTTATCTAATCCGTGCTTTTCTTTAGCGTATTGGTCAATAATAACACTTGCCTGCTTAACCACAGACTGACCAGTAAGAGTAATACTACCGGCGTGATCACTATCACAAATAGGGCTGAACTTATTAGCAAAAACCCCGTATATGGAATTAAGAAGAATCTTGATAACGTGCTGAATTGTGTCTGCTCGTTCCATATTAAACTTACACGTTTTGTATTCATCAGTATTAACAGTTAGTTTACTTAGTTTTTTCTTATAATCTATATACTGGTTCTTATTCATTACACGCTCACTATACAACCCATCAATTAAGGAAGGTACGACACCTTTTTTCTTCTGAGTATATAGAACGTTAGCTTTAGATATAGCTAGCTTTTCTATATCCATAAACTTATTAAGTTTTTCGTTGGATATTGTCTTTTCAGTACCACTTGTTAATAACAGAGTAGTCTCTGTATCAGTCTTACGTATAATCTTACCTATCTTAGTTTCAGGAGATATGTTAAGTGTAATAATTGTATTAGGGTATAGAGAATTAGCGTCATAACTCACAATAGAAGTTTTTAAACCTCTTTCAGGGTCCCTAACATACCCACCTTCAATTTCATCTCTAGTAGGGCCAGATACGAATGTGGGTATTACTAGACCATGTTTATAAGCTTCTAAAGCAACACACCCGGTAACAATTTGTACTTTACCTAAGGCTGCTTCAAAACTAGTTAAGCCTTTATATGCTAACATTCTGATAATCTTAAAGAACTGAAGTTTCTTCTCCATTCTTACTAACAGATCAACGTCTTGAATGTTATAGTCTACAAAAGAATTCCAGTCATCTATCGATAGAGAAGCTAAGCTAGTAGCATTAACGGCTAACTTACCCTCTCCTAGTTCATGTTGTGCAACAAAGTTAAGTGCATATGATTCTAATAAACCTCGAGCCAGACTTTTGTATACTTCAAGGTAATCCATAGCTGATATACCGTGAATATACCAACGGTCTAGTTCTTGCCCTTTAACAAATATACCTTTACGACACCAAAGACTTTTTAATGGAGATAGACGTTTTGCATCATGCTCTCCTAATAAATTACTAATACGGTTAATTAAATAAGGAAAGTCGAAAAAATCTGTATTCCACCCAGATAGTATATCTGGAAAATAATCGTTTTCCCAGAATTCTAAAAACTTGTTAAGTAAATCTACTTCACCTGTACACTCAGTATAAACTACATTTTTACGAGTAGGGGTATAGGGTTTTGCACCGAATGTATAAAAAGTATCAGATAAGTTATCATAAATCGTTATAAGGTTGATTGGATGTTTAGCGTCCTTAGCTTCAGGAAATTCATCTGGAGAATATACTTCAATATCTAGAAAACATACCTTTAAAGGGTTTTCAGAAAACTCTGGCTTCTCGTAATCATCTTTATATTTTTCAATAAGAAACTGCTGCTCTACTTGAATATTGTGATAAAGTCTCTTAATAGCACCATCTTGTGCTGACTTATTACGCTCAAACGAGTTTTTAAATACTTTCTTCTTTAATTTAGTATTAAAAATAGATATAGCATCATGCTTATCCATATTAGTCTCTACATAAAAGTAAGGACTATATATTTCTTTTTTAACAACCCGCTTACCGTTTTTATCCCAGGTAAACAGATGCGCTAAACTATCACGAGAGCTATAATATATATTACGATACACAAACCGTATTATGTACCGTCTTACTAATTAATCAAGAAGGAAAGTATACTTTAAAGTGCTCTTCAATATGATCCTCTAACCAATAACCAGTTGCAACCTTACGAGCGTGGTCTGATTCGTTTAAATAATATCTACGATCTGTACATAGTTTTTTAATTAAATCCATTGCTTCAGAAGGTGTATTAAACCTTAGTGGTGCAACAGGGCCTGTATTGTATGGCGGTGCATCTTGACAAACGCACGGAATACCTAGAGCGCCAGCTTCAAGATACTTGATAGGAGCTTTAGCATAATTAAATTTATTATTTTGCAAAGGAGCAAATGCAACGTTTAACTTAAGAGAGTCAAAAGCATAACCATATTCGTATAATGCTTTCCATGGAGCAAATTCAATATCCCCGGACTGTACCAAATCAAATAAATTCTGAGGTACTCCGCCCATAAATACCCATTTATATTGCTTACAGGTTTTACGGATATAAGGTACAAACGGATCTAAGTCATCCTGTACTCCAGGTAAATTATCTACATTAAGATGGGTTGGACTGCCTACATAACCGATACGAGGACGCTTCTTATTGTAGTCGTAGTTTTCTACTACCTTTGATTTAGAATAAAATCTGTCCATCCAAAACTTAGGTAAATAATTAGGTACAACTATTGCTGGTACACCGGTTTTCTCTGTGTAATAATCAGCCATAAACTTAGTTGGGCATGTAATAGCGTCACAATTTCTAATAATTTCTATAGCTGTTTTACCGATAACAGGATCAACAAATGCTGCCCGAGACTTATTGTAAAGTGGTATATCGTCAGGAAAAATAACATCGTCAATTTCGTAATATAACTTAAACTTGCTAGTTTTATTAGAAACATCTCTTAAAAATTTAACAAATTCAAGCTGAGGCGGTGTAACTTGTCTTTGAATTTTTACAGACTTAACGTTAGCGTAGTAGCGGTGATCCAATAGCATTATTGTAGAGTTAGTTACAACCCCTCTACCTGAAGCATTGATAAGAGATTCTGGCCAATGCATTCTCCAAAATCCGCAGCCGCCATGATCAGCAGCAAAGCTAATAGCCATATTAGGGGTTTGCGGCGGTGTAGGGCTTGTTGGTTGGGCCTGTTGACCCATATCAATTTGCTGCATTATAGGGGTTCCAAATGCTGGAGCGCCTACTGGAAGTGCTGGAGCACCGTATACTAGAGGATTATTCATTATTAAAATTTGTTGTTCTTACTGTTATGCCGTTTTTCTTTTCTAGGAATATAATTTCACCACTTGTACAGTATTTCATACTTTCCTTGCGGTGTGATATTATATACACTGCCTCTTGGTATTTTTCCACTCTATCTCGCAAAATATCCAACACTAGTTCAATACCTTTTTCATCCAGTGAGGAATCTAACAATTCATCAAATACTGATACATTTAACCATACATTAGCTTGCGCTCTTCGGATATCCTGAAAAGTAAATA